AGATGAAATACTTTTTATTAAAAACGCTAACTACGGTATGAATATTGAAGGAGAGAAATTGTTTAGAATGAGAAACAGTGAAATACTAGCGAAAACAGAAGGTATAGAATGAGCGATATAGAAAAGTCAGAAGTACAGGTTTATGTGGAGGAAACTCTGCAAGAGTTGTTGAGTGCAGCTAAAGATGGTATAGCAACATTGATAGCTGACGTTAGAAGGCCTATAGCAGACGATGTTGCTGACGAAAGACGTAAGTCTGCTTTGGAATCAAAAAAGAAAGCCTTTATGGATGCTCAGGAAATGCTAGCAGCATTGATTGCTCTAGAAGGAAAAATAAAAGGTCAAGAAATAGAAGAAGAGACTAAGGATAATAATTTTAAAGGAGGGTTCTCCGAGAAATACGCAAGAAAAAAATGATAGAAGAAATGATGAAAATACGGAAAGAAGAAGAAATAGTATACAATTCAATGTTCTGGTCTTATATACTGCTAACGCAACAATCAACATTTAAAAAAATACTAGAGACTGATGATGAGTTTGGTCTTATATTTGACCCTGACAACTTCTCAAAAGAAAACCCTATAGAATTAATTGATGTTCTTATAGAATATTTTGTTGAATTAGAAGAGTATGAGAAGTGCTCAGACTTAGTTAATGCTAAAAAACTATATAAAAAGAAGAAGAAATAACAGATTTTGAAAAAATCAGTAAAAAAAAGGGGCTTACGCCCCTTCTTTATTTAATATAGTATTGTTGTACTAAGCTATACTCCAAGCTCCGTATTCCATTACACATGCTGCTGTTTGAGCTTCAGCAGTAATTGCTTGAGCGTTGTATAAAGGAAAGAAAGCAAATTCCCCTACTCTCATCTTAAGTTTAACATCTCCTCCGAGTTTTACTTGCACCCATGCTGCATCGTTAGTAGAAGAAACCACTTTTAAATATACATATGAAAAAGCCGAGTTACTTGCTATAACAGATTGTGCCGAGCCTGTCGCTATAGATTTCTTAGAAAATTCTACAGGATTTGTTATTGCAAGAGTGTCTGTTGTTGTAATACTAAGCGCATCTGTTAGAGCGTCTGTACTAGACAGTGTTAATGTTGGTGTTAATGTTGCCATGTCTTTTTATTTTTTAAATTATTATACTTCCCATAACAATACTTCCATAACAGGAGTCCCAGAAGCAGCATCATACGCTAAATCATGAGCTCCTGCCCAAGGTATAAAAGTCCACTCTCCAGCGCCTAACTGTATAATATCAGTTCCTCCAGTTGTAGCTCTAATATCTATTCTTTCAGCAGTAGTAGAACTCATATTTTTAAGATATAAGTAAGACTTACCATAATCAGAAGCTGCTAAAAAAACTGCCGCTGTTGTTGATGTAGCAATTCTTTTCTGAACCACATCATTACTAAAAGTTAAGCTATCAGTAACTGTAATATTGAAATTATCTTCAGTGGCATCCGTACTAGTTAATGTTAATGTTGGTGTTAATGTTGCCATGTTTTCTTAATTTTTATTAGTTAATATTACGTTGTTAATGCTACTTCGTTTCTAGTTAGAAGTTGAGTTATAGTTTCATTAGTTATAATTCTTTGCCACCCTTGACCTAAAGCAGACATAGTGATATGAGCTTTACCAGTTGTAGAGCCACCTAAAGAATCATTTGAATCATCTTGAACAGTAGAGATATTAACAGTTCTTATTAATCCTGATGCGGTTCCTTTAGCAGGAAAGTCAATTAGTCTTCCGTTTACGTTAATAGACTCTAAATCTATTAAACCTGCTTTCCCTCCTAAGTGCCTGATAAAGAACGTATTTATTGAGGCTAGATTTTCGTCAACTGTTAAGATGTCTACATGAGGAGAATCAATCTGAGCCATATTAGTTCTAGATTTATCGTACCACATGACATAATCGTCAGTACCATCACCATCCTCATAAGCTAAGATAACTCTATCTAAATTGATAACCAGTTCTTCATTAGGAGAGTATGCTACCCCATTTTTCTTTTCAACCGTCATTGGATATAATTGATTTGAATAAGAAGCAAGAGTGTCTAAAGATGTTTCATCTGTTACTATTACGATTGGGTTTGCAGATTGCATTCTATCGTAATATAGTATGTTTACTTTTGGGGCAGCTGCAGAGTCAAGCCATGCGTAAACAACTGACTCTGAGTTTAATCCCATATCTATCTTACCACCTGTTGCGCTGCTGTAGTCTCGGTGTCCGTATTTTGAAACACCTGTCTTAAATAAGTTCATAATTTTGTTTTTTTTTTAATAAATAATTGAATGTAATGCAAATATAGTTAAATCATTGTATATATGCAAATATTTTCATATATTTGTACTCATGTCAAGTAAATTAATCTATGGGATACCAGTTGATATTCCAAAGAAGCCTTCTAAAAAATTTATATTAGGCTCTAATAAACCTAAGAAGAAGCAAAAATGGGAGAGAACTGAGCTTCCAGACAACTGGGATATATTGCCAGAGTCTAAAAGAGCAAAGTTTATAGAGCAAGAGTTTAAAAGAAGGGTGGGGGGTGTTTGGTTTATGGATAATGGTGTTGCAACTTATTTAACAGGATTGCATTACTATTATTTAAATTGGTGTAAAATAGATATTGGATACCCAGATTACTGGGATAGAGATAGGAGGTTTTTCCTTGTATGGGACAGCGTAAGAAGTAATTCAAATTGTTACGGATTAATTATGCCTAAACATAGGAGGCAGGGAGCTTCCTGGAAAGCATCAGCAATAGTAATGCATGATATAACTCTATCCTATAATTCCAATGGGGGGATTATGAGTAAAACGGGGTCGGATGCTAAGAAGCTCTTTGACAAGGTTGTGTTTATGTTTAGAAAATTGCCTGATTTTTTTCAGCCAATTATTGAGGGTACAGATTCTCCTAAAACAGTGTTATCTTTTAAGAAGCCTGGAGAGAAGATTACTAAAAATAATGTTAAGGTTAAAAAATCAGAAGCTTTAGATAGTCAAATAGACTGGAGGAATACAAAGAATAACTCTTATGATGGGGAAAAGTTAAAAACCTTTGTTTCTGATGAGGGAGGAAAATGGCTTGAAGCAGATGTTTCTAAAAACTGGCAAATTGTAAAGCCAGCATTATCTGAAGGTATTAGAATAATTGGAAAAGCATTCTTGCCTTCAACTGTTAATGAAATGGAAGCAGGAGGGAAGGCTTTTAAAGATATATGGGATGATTCAGACCAAGAAGATATGGTTCCGGGTATTGATAGAACCAAGTCTGGATTATTCAGATACTTCACTCCAGCATATGATGGATTTGAAGGGTTTATAGATGAATACGGAAAAAGTATTATTAATAATCCAAAAAAAGCAGTGTATGATAAATACGGTGATAAGATAGAGGTAGGTAGTAAGCAGTACTTAGAAGGTATACGAGAAAGTTTTAAAAATGATACAAATAAACTTGCTGAATATAAAAGACAGTTCCCTTTTACTCCTGAAGAGGCTTTTCGGGTTAGTACTGATGATTGTTTGTTTGATTCTGAAAGGATTTATCAACAAATAGATTATATAGAAGGAACCGGAAGTACTATGACAACAAAAGGAAATTTTATATGGAAGAATGGGCAAAAAGATTCAGAAGTTATTTGGATGCCAGATAAAAAAGGAAATTGGAATGTTGTATGGATTCCTAAAAAGGAAGACAGTAATAAAATAGAGATGAAAAACTCTGGTAAGCATCCTGGAAATGAATTGCATATTGTAGCTGGCTGTGACCCTTTTGACCATGATACTACTACTGATGGGAGAAGGTCTGACGCAGCGTCTTATGTCTTTAAGAAGCTTGATGTTCATGACCAAGATAATTCACACATGTTCGTTGCCGAATATATACATAGGCCTCCTAAAGCAGAAATGTTTTTTGAGCATATGTTAATGCAGTGTGTTTATTATGGGTGTCCTATATTAGTAGAGAACAATAAAATAGGTCTTATTCAGTATTTCAAAAGAAGAGGCTATGAAAAATATTTAATGGCTAGGCCAGAATCAACTCATACTAAATTTAGTAAAAAACAAACTGAAGTTGGAATACCAGCAACAGGAGCAGCAG